GATTCTGAAGGAACGACTTGCCGAAGCGTGTGTTGAAGACTTCGTAGTAGTGCACTTTGGTTGGGAAAAGCAATGACTGTATTTGATATTAATGGCAAGCGCGATCAGTCCAAGAATCGTCTATTCTTAGATGAACCTGTAACCATTGCGCGATATGATAGGCATAAGTATGCTTGGCTTGATAAGCTTACCGAGAAGCAGCATGGCTTCTTCTGGCGACCACAGGAAGTCGACGTTGGTCGAGATGCCAAGGACTTTAAAGCGCTGACCAAGCACGAGCAGCATATCTTCACTTCAAACCTGAAGCGTCAGATCTTGCTAGACTCAGTGCAGGGTCGAGCACCTACTGCAGCGTTTGGTCCTATTTGTTCTTTGCCTGAGCTTGAACTATGGTTGTCGGCGTGGACGTTCTCAGAGACCATTCACTCTAAGTCATACTCGTACCTGATTCAGAATGTCTATCCCGACCCGTCCAAGGTCTTTGACGAGCTAATGGACATCAAGGAGATTGTAGACTGCGCCAATGATATTGGACGCTATTATGATGACCTAATTGAGATGAACTATATCGCTGCTCTTTCAGCTGACCCATATTCTCCATTAGCAGACAGCAATGTAGGTGTTGATTCTTACAATCATAAGAAAGCTATCTGGTTAGCCCTGATGTCAGTAAACATCTTGGAGGGTATTCGCTTCTACGTCTCGTTTGCCTGCTCGTGGGCGTTTGCCGAGGTGAAGAAGATGGAGGGCAACGCAAAGATCATCAAGTTCATCTGCCGCGACGAGAACCTCCACCTTGCTGGTACTCAGCAACTGCTTAAGGTACTTCCTCAGGATGATAAGTCGTTCGCCAAGATTGCCAAAGAGTCTGAGAAAGAATGTACAGAGATGTTTATCAGCGCTGTAGAGCAGGAGAAGGCTTGGGCCAAATACCTGTTTAAGGACGGCTCGATGATCGGTCTTAACGAACAATTGCTCGTGCAATATATTGAGTGGATTGCCAACAAGCGTATGATTGCTGTAGGATTGGACACACCATACAAGGGTGGATCTAATCCTCTGCCATGGACTCAGAAGTGGATCTCTGGATCAGAGGTTCAGGTAGCGCCACAGGAGACTGAGATCACTTCCTACGTTGTTGGTGGTGTGAAGCAGGATGTCAGCAAGGATACATTCAAAGGCCTAAGTTTGTAGCATAAATAGGTTCATGATATGGACCTATGCAATGAAAGAATTCGTGAGTGAGGATATTGGCGACCACTATGGTTTTGTCTACCTCATTACGAATACTGAAAACAATAAGAAATACATTGGCAAGAAGTGGTTTTGGTCTTCACGAAAGAAGAAGATCAAGGGCAAGAAACGTGCCAAAAGAGTCAAACTTGAGTCTGACTGGAAGACCTACTATGGTTCTTCAGAAGACTTGAAGCTTGACGTAGAGAAGCATGGCACTGACAAGTTCAAGCGTGAGATTCTAGTACTATGCAAGACTAAAGGTGATTGTTCATACCACGAGGCTAGAATCATAATAGAACAAGAAGCTCTATTGAAGGACGACTACTATAATAGATGGTTGTCTCTAAAGGTTCACGCCGCACACTTATCTTAACGAGGAATCATGATCATGACATACATCAATGAGAAGGGTTGGGGTCGAGAGATTGTCTTCGCCGATGAGGAGACCTATTGCGGCAAGCTCATGCAGTTCGATAAGAAGGGCAACAAGTTCAGCATGCACTACCACGCGGTGAAAGACGAGACATGGTATGTGAGTCGCGGATCATTCCTGCTCAGCGTAATCAATACGCTTAACGCAACTGTAAATCACAAGGTTATACAGCAGGGCGACACGTGGCGAAATGCGCCGCTGGTACCTCATCAGCTCGAGGCGCTAGAAGACGACTCAGAGATCATCGAGGTCTCGACCTTCGACGACGCAAATGATAATTATCGCGTATTCCCTGGCGATAGTCAGACTTCTCAATCTTCGAATAGTTAAGTTTACCGCGCCACCAGCCTTCTGGAATCGGATCCGCCGGATTCCAAAACTTATTGATTACACCATTGGTGATTCGAATCTTACCCTTGTGGTTTGGCGGCTGCTTGTCTTTGGGAACCATCTTTCCACGTTCCCAGCCCATTCTTTTAAAGATCTCAAATTCTTCTGGCTTTATAAACTTGTTCATTAGACCGTTATTGTACCATTGACTACCATAGTGCGCATGGTTTTTATTGATCTTTTTGCGCGGTTTCTCAAAGCTTTCACGACGAATGTTTGGTCTCTCAGAACAATATAGACATCTAAGTGCAACGTTATGCACTTTTTTGTTTTCTTTTTGCCCGTCCCTGTGATATAATACTAAATAGGATGGTAGTTGCTGGTCAATCTTGGCTCTCTTGATCCAAGTCCCAACACCACAGATCTCGCAGGAGCAGCCTTGCTCTTGAGCGAGCCACCACATAATTTGTTGATTTTCGTCCATGACGATATTTATTGGAGTTAGATATGCCTTGGCCTAATAAGAACCGTCCTCGTAAGGGACGTCGTAAGATCGGATCCAAGAAGCGTAACGCTAGGAATAAGCGTAAGAAGTAGAAATTGCGGGCGTGGCGTAATGGTAGCGTTTCAGTCTTCCAAACTGACGGCGAGAGTTCGAATCTCTCCGTCCGCACCAATCTAGGTAGTTAGTCATGTGGTTAGAAATCCTGGCGTTTTTTCACGTTGTCGGAATAGTCATCCAGCTATTTCTAGGATTGATTATTTTCGGAGCGTTCATATACATGGTGTATGACAACTATAAGTGGGAAAAGAAGCACAACAAAGAGAAGATGAAAAATCCAGCACGTGGATTTCTAGAAGATTAGAGTAAAGATCATGAAGAAGAAGCTAAACCTTGACGAAGTTCGTGAGTTCATCCGCAACACATCAGACACGACACGTATCTATCTCGGAGCAGATTCAGAGCGATATAATTCGAACGATATTTGGTATGCGGATTACATTACGGCAGTCGTCGTGCACTACGATGGATGCCGTGGTTGCAAGCTCTTTGGAGAAGTCGTTACTGAACGAGATTACGACCAGCGTAAAGATCGCCCTCGATTCAGACTCATGAACGAGGTGTACAAGGTCGCAGGCCTCTATCTAGAACTGGCTGAAGCTATCGGTGACCGTCACTTCGAGATTCACCTTGACATCAACTCTGACGAGAAGCAGGGATCTAACTGCGTGATGCAGGAAGCCATTGGCTATATTCGTGGTATGTGCAATGTCATTCCCATGGTTAAGCCAAACGCATTTGCCGCAACTTATGCTGCAGATCGCTATAAGAGTCTAAAAATCCCCGCCTAAATACGCTGTACTCTAACAGTGTAGAAGGACAGATGAAAATCAAGCTGAGCACCGTATACGGCTCTCACGAAAAATATGACGTCGAGATTACTAAGGTGGCGCTTGATACTGAGAACCTAGACGAGAGAGAAGCCCTTGCAAATGGATGGCTTCTCTCAAATGACAAGTGGTATTTCTCTAGATCAGTTCGTGTGAACCTGAATAAAGCCTCTACCAAACTTCCCTTAATCAAGGGTATTTCGTTTGGAATAGAGCCATACTCGGCCGAGGCTTTCAATGACATTTATAACACATACATCAAGTATAAAGGCTTTACCAAGCGCTACGACTACGCCGCGGACTTCCATAGAAGTTCATGGTTAGTCGTACGCGATGAAGGCGAGATGGTTGCGTTCACTAAGTTGGTAAGATATACCGGTGGAATGGAGAGCGCTTTCACTGCGTGGACATACCACAAACCAAAGCTCTCGATTGGCACTAACATCCTATACTACGAGATGGACCAGGCTCGACAGGCCGGTCTAGACTATCTCTATATTGGAGCTGGCTATGGCGAAGGCTCTAAATATAAGAGCATGATTGATGGCTTTGAGTGGTGGACTGGAGAAGAATGGTCTACAGATCGTAAACAATATCTTGATCTGTGCGAGTCTGATGCAAACATAAATACACTATACGATCTATCCAAGATTATGAATGCCTAGAATTCAACATAAAACCGTACCTAAAGTTCACTCTCTCAGAGTGAAGCGAATGCTGAATGATCGACGCTTTAAACGTCGAATAGCTGAGCATCACATCATTGATCGTAGTTATGACATCCCATATGTTGCTGGCTACTCAGAAGATGAAAAACGCATTTACATCGATCGACATCTTAACACCAAAATGGATGGTGTAGATGTAGCACCCTTCATTATCACTCATGAAGTTATTGAAAAAGCATTATTGGATTTATTCAATCTAAAATACCAGCAGGCTCATCACATTGCCACATATGTAGAGCATGAACACTGCACTAAAGCCGGTGTAAACTGGCGTAAATATACTAAGTTTCTAGACCCGCAGATGAAGCACATTGGTCATGAAAAAGTGAAGAAAATTCCTAAGTCTCTAGACCTAGAACCATATGAAGATGAAAAAGACTTTGAACTACTAAAGAGGATGAAGCTACATGCACGTTGAGATTTACACCAGACCAGGTTGTGGGTTCTGTGATTCAGCTAAAGAACTGATGCGCACTACTGGTATCCCATATATAGAAAATCGATTGGACATTGACTTCACGCGCGAGACTCTGGTCGAGAAGTATTCCACCGCAAAGACCTATCCAGTAATTGTGGTAGACGGTTTTTATATTGGTGGATACACAGAGCTAAGCGCTCTACTAAAAGAGCGCGTTGAAAACTCAAGAAAGCTTTTGATTGGAGACTAGAATATGCTTTACAAGAGAGACACTCTTCTAGAAGACCTTCGCAACAGTGTCGTGGAGGTAACCTTCACTAAGGTAGATGGCACGCGTCGATCGATGCGATGCACGCTCATGGAGAACTATCTTCCGGAAGTTCATACAAAGAATCCTGACGATCAGGAGAAGGTAAAGACATTTCATAAGGAGAACCCTGACGTTATTGCTGTATGGGATCTTCAAAACGGTGGCTGGCGATCATTTCGAATCGACTCAGTCGAGTACGTACAAATTCTAGACAACGTCTACTAAGGAACTATAATATGAGTGACTATTGGGGCTATCACCTGATGCTGGACTGCGCCGAGTGCGATCCGGAACACATCAAGAGCTACGATCGAATCTACGCCTTCACCAAGGAGCTTGTGAAGGAAATCGACATGGTTGCCTATGGTGAACCACAGATCGTGAACTTTGGATCGGGTAATAAGGCCGGCTACACACTCGTACAGTTAATCGAGACTAGTAACATCTGTGGTCACTTTGTTAACGAGACCAACACGATGTATCTCGACGTCTTCTCTTGCAAGGAGTTCAATGGTGACGTAGTTCGCTTGCTGGTTGGCAAGTACTTTGGAGCCAAGAGAGTTCGACAGAACTTCCTGACACGCCAGGCTTAAGTGTCTGATATAGTATTTCTTGTTGAGAGTGTAGACCGAACAGGTAGACCATACACTCTTGGCGATAGACTAAAGTCAATATCACCAGAGTGGATTGAACACTATCACTCTGAGATAATGACAACATATCTGAACATAGTTGGAAAGAAGATTACTTTTCAATCTTACAATGAAGTTCAGACATTTGATCCAAACAAGAAATACTATTACTTTATTTGTCTAGATCACTTCAACTTTGACTTTTCAGTATACTTTCAAATGCTTGGAAGGTCAAAGTTGAAGCGTCTGCATGAAAACAATATTCCATTATTCTTTGCTCATGATCTTGAGACCATTCCACATATAGAATACTACTTTTTTGTAAAGCAGTTGGAATGGCTATTTCTTATGCGCGGTGTCTATTCTGACGTGCAAAATGAGATCATCATATCTACCGCTAGTAATCTTATTCCTAGACAAGCCAATTTCATTAAGCAATATTTTTATAATCAATTCAAGTTCATTTCCAGCCCACTTATTCTAAAATATTCGGTTGACGAGCTGTCAAGTATCTATCCACCAGAAAACCAAATAGACGTCTTACATAAAACACCAAAAATACGGCAATTCACTTGTCTGAATCGTACTCCAAGATTTCATAGAACCACATTATTGCATGGCCTTCGTGCTCACAATTTAATGGATCAAGGAGCTATCAGTAACGGTAATCAGGGCTACTATACAACAGAAGCTATAACTTCAAATACTGAATATGCAATTTCCATTAAAGAGGATATGAGCAAAGGTATGATTCCTCTTATGGAATTGGATTCATATCGGTTTATAGATAATCGTCCTAATAGTATTCCGGCTTTTCCAGAAGCACTATGGAAGACCTATTATGATCTTGTATCAGAAACTGGTGTAATTTACTATTCACTTGATCCATTAGATCTATCTTTAGTTACCGAAAAGCTCACCAAGTCTTTATTGCTAAAGAGACCATTTATGGTGAATGGTGGACCATATACTCTAAAGTTGCTTAAGAACTTTGGTTTCAAGACATATGATCTGATGTTCGATGAGAGTTATGATGATGCTGAAAATCTTATTGATCGTCAAGAAATAATTGTCAATAATATCCGTCGCTACATCAATAAATATGATGTACTGGATAAACTAACATATGAAGCAAAAACAATAGCACAATTCAATCGTGATAGAGTGCTAACCGTAGACTATGAACAATTACTTATGAATGAACTGGTGAAACTATGAATAATTACGATTTGCTTGAAAAGAATGAAGTCAGTGCTAATGCAAATGGTGGAACTGAACTTATGCTTCGTTCTATTTACGATGGCGCCATTCCACGTGATCTTCTAGAACAGTTTCAGATCATTCCATCGCGTCCACGTGATCTTAAAGAAGATAAGATTCGTGTGATGAACGTGCATGATCTCCCAGAAGATCCTGAATCTGCTAAATTCCGTGACCAACAATTTAGAAACAATTTCCATAAGTTTGTTTTTGTATCAAATTGGCAATATTCTCGTTACCAGTATGTTCTTGGAATGGAATACTCAGATCGTGATGTAGTGATTGAAAATGGAATTGTTCCTATCGAACCGGACTGGCAGGCTAAGACATCGTCTGATAAAATTCGATTGGTCTATTGCTCGACACCGCACCGTGGTCTTGAAATTCTAGTTCCAGTATTTCAAAAGTTAGCAGAAAAGCATCCCGATATTCATCTAGATGTATTTTCCAGTTTCAAGATTTATGGATGGGCAGATGCTGATCGCTATTTTGAACCGTTATATAAGATCATTCAAGATCATCCCCAGATGACTTATCATGGTTTCAAACCAAATGATGAAGTCAAACAGCATTTAAAGACTGCACATATTTTGGCATATCCATCAATCTATCTTGAGACTGGATGCCGAGTATTAATGGAGTCTATGTCTGCCGGTCTATCATGTGTTCATCCAAACTATGGCGCTCTTCCAGATACTTCTGGGTCTCTTACTCATATGTACCATGGTTCCGCAGACAAACTGGTTCATGCCAATATTTTTGCCGCAAATCTAGACTATGTAATTGAGCAGTATAAGCAGAATCGACTTAATATGCTGAATCGAGCTCGAGCAGTTTCGGCATATGCTAATCAGCGATTTGATCTCAAACTGATCCTACAGAAGTGGCAGGACACTCTTACAGAACTTTCTGTTATGTATCCTGAAGGCTCTCGTGCTCCAAAGAAGTATGAAAAGAAGTTTATTTACAAGGTTGGGTAAAATAAGTGTTTACATTTGATCGATCTATAAATATAATAGAATTATGACCGCTCAGATTATTAACTTCCCAGTGAAGAACGCCCGAGTGGCTCCGGCGCCTCCTACTAACGAGGAGGACGTCATGGCCGGTGTAGACAGCATGAAGCTCATTCACGTTAATGAGACTCTCATGGCTGTATCTCAAATGTTGTTTGAGCGGTTATATGCAGCCGGCTTCGACTTCTCGGAGTTTAAGACCGAGAAGGAACTGAAGTACGGCTCGTTCCTTGTTGAGACCCTCAACTCACTTCTGTGTAAGTACTACGACGTTTACCATCCGTTTCAAGACTTGGCCGATAAGATCTTTGTCCGAGACGAGAACGATGAGTTCACTGTTGTGGATGAGTTGCATATGAAGTTCATTGACACCACAAAGTCTGACACCTAGAAAGACTCTATATCATGCTTATTTTGGACCTCAATCAGGTCATGCTTTCCAATCTAATGGTACAGATTGGTAACCACACCAATGCTGCCGTCGATGAGAACATGGTACGGCACATGATTCTCAACACCATTCGTGGGCTGAACGTCAAGTTCCGCGGCGAGTATGGTGAGATGGTCATCGCGGCCGATGGTGCTAACTCCTGGCGTCGTGACTACTTTCCGTATTACAAGGCTAACCGCCGTAAGAGCCAGCAGACTTCCGAACTGAACTGGGCCAGCATCTTTGAGTGCATGAACAAAATTCGCTCTGAGCTCAAGGAGTTCTTTCCGTATCGTGTCATTCATCTGGATCGCGTTGAAGCCGACGACGTGATTGGTACGCTGGTCGCCGACCTTCGTAAGACTGAACCGGTCATGATCATCTCTGGTGATAAGGACTTCAATCAGCTTCATCATGATGGCGTTAAGCAGTACGATCCGGTTCGCAAGAA